TTCGATTCAGCAAGCCGGCAAGCCCTGGCGACCCTGGACAGATAGAGCAATGCTTGGCCGACCATAGAAATGCCTCAAATACAGTATCAACCGTAGAATTTAGAAATCATAATTTTTACTATATGTACTCTGCATGGGCAGAAGCTGACTCCCTTCGTGGTATTTCCGTTGATGCGCTGATGCGAGATGAGTTTCAGGACTGGTCCCCATCTGCTATTGCCAATACTGAAGCCTCGACCTCTCAGTCAAAGTACGCAGTCGAATTTTCCTTTGGTACGCCCAAGGCAGCAAACTCTCCGTTTGAGGATATCTGGAAGAATTCAGATCAAAGATACTTTCACTCTAGATGCGTAAAATGTAAAAAACTTTTTCAAATCACGCTAGACAACTTTCTTTACGAAGATATAGTAAAATGCACTCAGTGTGGTTTTGAGCAAAGAAAGATAGATTCAAATCGACATGGAGCATGGGTTCCAACAAGATCGGTGGGAAAAGAGGGACGTACTGGGTTCCATATTTCGCAGCTTATTCACCCCGCAATTCCTAGGGAGAGAATAACTCGTCAACAGGACGAATGGTCTGACAGTAAATTTAAAAATGAGGTCTTAGGGGAATTCTTTACAGGCGGAACACTGCCACTTACCCCTGCCGAAGTCAAAGCAAGATGCTGTGAGCCATATAGAACTATGGATTTCCCAGCCATCGTCTCCGCTCCACGAGAAACATTTATAGGAGTTGACTGGGGCTCTCGAAGCGAAAACAAAGATAAGGGAGCCTTTACGGTTGCCAGCATTATTGAAAAAGTTGGAGACAAGTATCAGCTCATAAGAAGTGAAAAACTTCTTCACAATGAATATGTAGCAAGGGTTGCTAGAATTAAAGAATTAGTTACCCTGTATAACTGCATAGGTGGGGTAGCTGATATTGGTTTTGGACAGGTCGAGTGCCAGATGTTGCAGGCAGAATTCGGTCCAATGTTTAAATCTGCCTACTATTCCCCTAATTCCAAAGAGAAAATGAGCTATAATGATAAAAACTGGATGCTCACTATTGATAGAAACGCATGGATTGAAGAACTAATTGATATAATAAATCGTGGACAGCTAGTAATACCGTTTAGGCGCCCAGAAGAAATCGACTGGTTGATTGACCACATGTGCAACACTGAAATTAGAGTGTCTCATAGAACTGGAAACGTATTCAAAAGCTATGAAAAGCTGAATGCGGCAGAGCCAAACGATGGATTGCATAGCTTGAACTATGCCTATATCGCCTCCGTAGTTCATCTTGGACATAACATACTGGGAAGATCCCCTATGACTTCCAAGCTACAGGGAAGTGTTAAGGGCGGCATGCTACTCGGAGACTTTAACGGCAAAGCCTGGAGACCGCCATCCGGAGGCGTACCAAATATCACTAGAGGAAACTATGGTAGAGGGAGATAATTAAGATGGAATGGGTAAATAAATTCTTAGTCTCATTTGGGATGGACGTTACTGCTGGACCTGAAACTGGGAATGGTCAGTATTTATATAGAGACCAGCGAGATGTCAGCAAAGATTATGATCAAAAGAAATATGATGAAAATGATCTATCCCAAAGAGAAAATGTTGACAATGACCTAGAGGAGACATCGGAAATTGCTCGCAGCAAAGAGACTGGCGAGGGCTTTGAAGTTAATGTTAGGACAACTAAAAAGAAAGATCCGAAGGAGATGGAGTGGATCGAAAGGGAAATGGCTGTAACTTTCACAAGCCTGGACAATAAAGATAAAGTTATAACGTCCACCCTTAGCCGCCTTTGTGGAGGCAGATATGCATCTTATAAATTTCTACCAATCGACGAGGTTGCTCAACAGCTGGCTACGCAATGCGACGCAATTTTTAGCTATGCAGAAACTCAGGCTGCAGCTTATTCGGATGTAATAGACCCAAAGCACGCTTTCAGAATAGCAAAATCAATTTCGGAGAAGAATATTATTTCATATGTAGATTATGAAAAGATAAAAACCAAACTTCCTGGAACACTAGAGAAAGACTTTGACGGCCTTTTAGCTGAAGCCAACATTAAAGTCTCATACCCATTGAACTCTAGAATTACAAACTCTTAAGGTAGATAATGCTTAAACGAACAGACTTATCACAGGGAAAAGGAATTTTACGCAGGGCTGACATGGTTAAAAAGCCATCTCAGGATCTTGCTAGTGGCCGTGGATTTACTCCGGCAATAGCATCTACGCCGCTTGTGGACAGGATGTCTCCTCGGCCATTTAGTCCTTTTTATGAAGAATCAAACTTAAATCTTCCAAGAGAAAGGATGGAGGTCAATGCCTGGGCCCGTCACTACTACGACACAGACCCTCTGATCGGAAACTGCATCGATCTTCACTCGACCTACCCTCTCTCGCAGTTTGGTGTACGCTGCTCCGAATCTCCCGAAGTTGAACAGTTCTTCAACAGGATGCTTGAGAGGCTTAACTTCAAAACTCTTATCTACGACATCGCCCGTGAATACTTTATCGTTGGCGAGGTGTTCCCATATTGCCAGCTTGACGAAGACACGGGCGAGTGGGCAGAAATAATTATACAAAATCCTGACTTTATTGATGTCCGTAAGCATATATTGACATCTCCAGTTATTTCTTTGAAACCAGATGCTGAACTTCAAAGAATCATAACCTCTTCAGATCCCGACAGTCTTGCCCTTAGAAGCCAGCTTGATCCAGAGCTTATTGCATACATCCAGTCTGGTAAAAACATTCCATTAGAAAACCATTTAATTAGCCATATTGCCAGGAAGTCAGCGCCATATCAGGTGCGTGGAACTTCTATTCTAACTCGTGTATATAAAGACTTAATGCTTAGAGACATTTATCGTGAGGCCCAGTTCACTATCGCCTCTGACCGTGTTACGCCTCTTCGTATTGTTAAAGTGGGTGCGGCGGATGGAAGTTATCGCCCCGGAACAGATGAGCTTCTAGCAGTGCGAGATATGCTTGAGCAAGCAACTTACGATACTAATTTCACAATTATAACTCATACAGGTTTTGATTTGACATATGTGGGTGCCAATGGGCAGATTCTTCAGCTCGACGGAGAGTTCGATCGTATTGAAGATAGGATTCTTACCGGACTATTTACCTCGAAAGCATTCACTCACGGAGAGGGGCCAACCTACTCCAACGCATCTGTAGCCCTCGAAGTTCTTCAGCAGCGCTATGTTTCGTTTAGAAATATAATTGAGCGCTGGCTGGAGCGCAAAGTTTTTGCTCCTATTTCAAGAATTCAGGATTTCACAACTTACAGAAATGGCATCAAGCAGCTCATCATACCCAAGGTTGATTGGGATAGAATCAATCTTAAAAATAATCGTGAATACCAGCAGGCTCTTGAGGGTCTGGTGCGTGACAATAAAGTTTCACTCGAAACACTGCACGAATCTCTAGATCTTGACTTCAATAAAGAAATGAAAAGAATCAAGGGAGAGATCGAAGACTTCAAAGAAATTGCTTACAAACTACAAACCCCATATATGGGCAAAGAAAACATCAACGTATCTAGTCCAGGAGCAGAGGAAATGGGAGCTCCACAGCCAGGAGCTGAAGGGGCTGAAGGAGCCCCGGGCGGCGGCGGAATGGGCGGCGGAGGCGGTGGTGACATGGGCGGCGACATGGGTGGAGGCGAAGGTGGCCTTGACATGGGTGGTGGCGAAGGCATGGATCTTGGCGGTGATATGGGTGGAGCCCCTGGTGGCAATGCTGGCGGGGGAGACTTAGGAGGAATTTAATGAGAATAACAAGAATCAGCACTAGACATAATGCATATCTACAGCAGGACACCGCTCACGAGCCGGTGCCGTTCGAGTCTAGCGTTATGGTTCCAGAAAATGCCAACCCTGCAAAGTTTCAACCCATAGACCTAGACACCTGCACAGAGTGCACCGGTATTAGATTAATTAAACAACACGATAAAGACAAAAGAGAAGACTACCTGCTTTGCCCTAAATGCGGCGGAAGGTATTCCCAAAAGGCCTTTAATGGCCGTGGATACTCTAGATATTCAACTCAGCCAGGGACCCTCAATTACGACCAGGGATCCAACGTTAATAACGAAGAGGGCGGAGGGACTAAATACCATCCAGAGGTAATTCAGCGAGACACATTCTCTGGAAATTTAGGGAAATAAGCTAAATTTTATAAGAAAACAATATAATATATATTAATTAATTTAAGGAGAGAGCCATGGCAATGGAAAAATTTGGTACTAGTTTTAACAATGCAGTTGTTGACGTGGTTGACGGCGCACAGAAATGCGATGAATGCAAGGCCCCTCTCAACCTATTGGAATCAAAAGAAGGCTCCGTAACATGTAAATCTTGCGGGTTCGATAATCAAATACAAGATATGAAGGCTGAATAATATGCTATTTAGTGAAAAGTCTCAAGCCAACGAAATTGAGAATGATTTTATTCGCCTAGCAGCTGAGGGTGATCCAGATCCAATGTTTGGCGGCGGAGAGGTTCCCGATACAGCCGGCGGAGAAATTGAAGGAGAAGGCAATCCTCTTGACGAGAAGCTTGATCCATCTCTTCCAGATGAAGAAGAAGATTCTCTTCCAGAACAAGACGCAGACATGATCGAGAAGCAGGCTGTAAAAGACCTAATTCCATGGGATACATTTGTGATTTTATTTGATCCCCACTACGCCAAAACCCTACAAGACAGCCTTCAGTTGCCAGAACCAAAAGCTAAATCTAAGAGTTTTTATATTTATTACGCACCAGAAAACAAGCGCATTGAAGGAATTATCAATAAGCGTTATGTTGGCGGCTATGGACAGAAAGAAGTTTTAGGTGAAGACTTTGAATTCATGAAGAAGCAGTCACCCGAAGGCTTTCCCCCAGACTGGAAAGAAAAAGCCATGAGTGACATCGATGAGCTTCCAGCTATAGAAAACTCAAGAGTTAAAGAAGAGCTACGAAAAGAAAGCGGCGACGTCGAAGATGAAGAAGAGGTTGTCGATAAAGAAGAAGAGAAAGTCGATGAACTAGAGAGCGACGAAGAGTCGGCTCCAAGACTAAAGAAGCAAAAGAAGCCAACCCAAGAGCAGCCAGCTCCCGCACCAGTAGGCAACGTAAACACAAGTGACCTACCGGCTGCCGCAAGCATTAAAGAGCTTCACTTCAGAAGATTCGCAAGACTCCAGAAATTAAAAAATATATAAAAAGGAAGATACCTTATGTCAATGCTCAAATTCGCATATTCTGAACAGGCCGTAGTCGATGTATTCGACGCTGATAGCGAGCCACAATATAACCCAAACAGCGCTAGCGCTAAGGCCGGATCTGAGCAGTTTAAGAAGACGGTCGCCAATGCTAAGGTTTGGATGGAAAAAGCCGCAGCACGTCAGGTAATAAAGAAATCATCTGACTTTATGTATGTAAGAACTAGGGCCATTGGCTCTTTGGAAAAATGGGGTCCAAACATGAACGGAGATGCTTTTCCCATGGAAGAGCTTGCTTCATCATACCAAACATTTGTAGGCAAAGGAAACTTCATAGATCACAAATCAGATGACATAACCAAGATCCGTGGTCTTGTTATTGATGCATTTTTAAACACGGATGACCATTGTGTTGAATGTCTTATTGCTGTTGATAAAAAGTCGCACCCTCAGCTGGCCCGTGATATTGAGACTGGCGTTGTAAACTCTGTTTCAATGGGAACCAGGGTTGGGATGTCAAACTGTTCAGTATGTAACAACGAAGCACGTACGGAAAAAGATTACTGCTCCCACATAGCAAACTATAAGGGAATGAAAATTGGTTTCCTTACTAATAACGCAGCCCATAAGTTTGGAAAATTTGCAGTCCATGAAGTAAATCACAATCTTGAATTCATTGAGTTATCATGGGTTGCCGTTCCCGCATTCGCCGATGCTTATGTACTTGAAAAGATTGCTTCATATAAAAAGGCTAAACAAAATGATGCCGACGCAATCTCAACATTGAAGGATGCTATCGATGCAAAAGCTCTTGGAAATAATCAAGAGTACGTAGTTAGTGAGGCTGAAAGAGAGTTGGCCGCATTTGCTGCGTCACGTTCAGAAGTAAGAAGTTCTCTTGACTCGGTTGCCGAAGCGGCTGCCTGCAGAGATACGGAATGCGATTACGACGCAAGAAAAAAACATACTAGCAAAGTGGGTGAAACTATGAACAGAAATAATGTAACAGCTGGGTCTTCTGGCGAAATGGCTAGAGTAAGAATTCAGAGGGAGGAAGTTACTTTCAGAACTCTAAGCAAAGACTATCTTGCCAAAGGAAGCATCATCGTTGATGGTAAGTCTAATAAATGGTGGGCTACTTCTCCGGATAAGCAGTCATGGCACGTCTCCATTGACGAGGCGGCTTTGGGAATTTCTGCAACTGGTCAGCAAAAACTAATCGCAGCTATTGTTGAGATGATTCAGAACAGCGTTGATAGTTCAGATCTCATTGTTGCTGGTGTACATGGTAATGTTAGAACCGGATGGGCTCAGGGTGGAGACGATCCTTTAATGAAGGGCGATCTAGAAAAAGCTATCGCAGAAGGAAAGAGCCCTTACAACAATAAAGATTTGGCCCTTAATATCGGCGATGTAAGCGAAGTTGAGTATGACAACTATAGCCAGACAGCTAAGGAAGGTCCTTCTGGCGCACTTGGAAAACCACTTGCAAAGAAAGATGAATACATGAAAAGTGGAGAAAAAGATTGGGAAAACATCCACTCTGCTGCTTCAAAGGCAATCTTTAAAAAGGCATACCTTAAGTTTATGATCAACGAAAAACAGAAAGATATGCTTGATAATCTGAAAAAGAGGTCGTAATTAAAGAATTACGGTCAGAAAAGCTATTTTTTTTATAAGAAATCAATACATTAACGCAACCTTTTAAATAGGGGATATCCATCTCTTATCAAATTAAATTAAAAAATCCCAGGAGGAACACAAATGAAAAATAAGACAAAAAAAGCTTGGTTCCAGGGCTCCGATACAGCAGTTGATAAGATTGTATCGAACGACCCTGATAAGCTTGGATATCCCGGCGAAGTAGGCTATGATCGCAAGCCAATGGCAGTACCAGTTGGTGGCGATTCCCGTGATTGGGAACAGTCATGGTTTGAAGGTGCAGCCAACAAGACCAAGAAAAATCTTGGACCTGCAGGCGAAGAATTTAAAACAAAGCAGCACTGGCAGCGTATCCCTATGGACGAAAAGATTGCGAACGCAAAAATAACAGCAGGCTTCACACGTACCGCAAAGCCTGGTGATTCTTTCTGGAGCATCTACGCACAGGACAAGACAGGCGGCACAAACAAGCAGCGTGTTCTTAAGGCAACCCTAAACCAAATCTGGGGCGAAGAGCTTAACAAAGAAACAGCACATCTTTCCGCAACACCTGAGTACGGCAAAGCAGTTCTTGCATTTGTTGACGAGCTAGGCTTCTCAAAAGTAGCCTTCTTGATGACAGGCAACAAGAGCTTCTTGAAGAAAGCCGATTGGGCAAACGACGACGTAGAAGTAGTTGAAGACGCAGGAGACATCGACGCAGTAGTTGAGATCGATGACGAAGCTTCAGCAATTGATTCAGAAGTTGACGCAACAGCTGCAGAGGGCGAAGTAACAGTTGACCTTCTAGAGCAGAAGAAACAGGAAATTGAATCAATTCAGACAATGCTTGTTGAGAATACAGCACCTGAGTCAACTGCAGACGTTTTCGTTGAATTGCAGGACGCAGAAAAAATGCTTGATGAATCAGCCAAGGAGCTTGCAGCAGTTGTTAACAAGCTTCGTGTAAAGACTCTTACAGCAAAACAAAAGATTCAGTTGATTAAAATCGCTGCCGAAGCTGGCGACGATGCAATCGACACACTTACATCATCTGATGACGTTGCAGCAAAAGCTCAAGAAGCTATTGAGGCAGCTAACGCAGCAATCGAAGCCGCAGAGGAAGTTGCTGAAGGCGGAGAAGGCGACGTATCAGAAGAGATGATAGTTGACGTTGACGGCGGAGAAGGCGACGTAACTGAATTTGTTGCAGATGCCGATGGAGCAGAAGATGATTTCCTAGAAGAAGCACAGGCATCTTCAACTTCTAAGTTCCTTAAGGCCCGTGCAAACGCACGCAAGAAAGCACTTGCAATGTCAGAGGGCGAAAGCCAGTACGGAGTAGTTCCTGACGGAGCACCTAAAGATGGACAGGGTGAAATTGACTCAGCACATCCTCAGGGCGGACATAACCTAACAGAAGTATCAGTTGGCGGCAAGCCTAAGGATAACGGAGAAAGATTTGAAACCGTTTCCGAAGCACAAGAAGTAGATCTTGCAGTAGCTAATAAAATGCCTTCTGGCAACTTGAATTCAGCAGCCGCTTCTGCAACCGCAGCAGCAAAGGGCAAAGTTGCAAAAGCAAGCACAGTAAAGAGAGCAGCAGCTGATAAGTCAGCAGTTGATTACTTCAACGAGCTATACGGCCAGGGTGATGCAGCTTCTAAGGAGTTTGGTCACGCAATCTCCAAGGACGCAGTTCCTGGTGGCAACATGACTGGCACAGATTCAACCGCTTCCGCAAACGTAAACACCACATCGGTACCTGGTGGCAACGTGGACGGCAAAGCAGTTGCAGCAGCTGTCGCAAATAACACACTTAAAGTAAAGAGAGCATTCGTTCTTGCTGAAGTAGCCGCCAACAAGGGTCTATGCGCAAAGACTGCAGAAGCAAAAGCTGAAATGGCTGACAACATCATGAACTTTGATGAGAACGCCTTCGCAGCATTCAAGAACGTTGTAGACAACACCCCAGACAGAGTAGCTTCAATTGATGGAGATTTCGTAAAGAAAGCATCAGTTAAGCTTCCTCAGGTTGGCCAGGTTGATGGTGGAGCAAGCGAAGACGCTTTCATCAGCAAGCTATCCAGCTTCAACTGGAGAATCTAAGAAATAAATAACTTTCTCTGGCTGGACCTAAAAATCCAGCCAGAGAGTAACACATTACTGCCACTAGACTGGCTTACGTCACAATAGAAAGAAGGTGAATACATACATGTCATTCAAACTATTATACACAAACCTAGCAGGCCCTCAGGGCGATTTCTTGGTCGATCCAACCGTAACTTTCGAGGCTGGTCAGATCGGAACTCTTCAGGGAGCCGGAACGGGTTCGTCACTACCTCAGGTAACTTTGGCCGGTACCACAACGGGCGGAATTCCATTGGGAGTAATCGACGATAACAAGACCACTCAGTTCTTAGCTACCGTAGTTGGTGAAGTAATTCCTTCAGGAAGTGCTAACCTTAACAATGCAAACGTTGTTTCGGGTACTCTAGCATTCACCGCAGGAACCGCAGATCCTTCAGCTACATTGGCAGGAGTAAGTTATGTAAATGGTACACTCGCAGCAGCAACAACGTTGCCCGGCGTAACCGTTAACTATAGCTACGTAATTCCTGGTAAAGCAGGTGACGATACTACGTTAGCATCAGGTAAGTGCACTCTTTGGCTTCAGCCAGGAGAGTACGCAACTGACGTTTACGAGGTTGCAGCAGGTACAGGAACAGCAGTTGCTTACACAATCGGCGGGCCGCTCTTCAGCTCTTCGAACAGCAAGTTGACTTCTGTTGACGAAACACCTGGAACCGGTAACTCAATTGGTTACGTAACCAAGGTACCAACGAACGGTAATCCGTTCTTGCACTTCTACAAGGTTTAATAAACCTATACCGTATTAACATCAACGAGGTGGCTGAGAATGCCGAATTTTAACACTGAAAAGCATATAACCGTCTATGACGGAGATATGACCAAGCTAAGCCCAGTACGTCCGGGAAAAGCTCGTATTCTTCTAGATAAGAAAAAAGCAAAAATTATCTCTACTAATCCAGTTGAACTTAGATTGAATTATGTTAAGAGAACCCAAGGAGCAATAAAAAAATGAGCGATTTGTTTAATAAATCAGGCGACATGAACGCCTACAACAAAAAAGAAGCTCTTGATCAGCTTGTTTCTTACGCACAGGCTCTAGCAACTGGCCCTAACAGCAACTCGCCAGCAACTAGCCCAAGCGTAACAGACGGTGAAAAAGAAGCACTTCTATCAAAAGCTATCTCGACCGAACGTGGCCGTGTAGCCTTGGCACAGGCAATGGCCAACCCAATTCGTAAAAACTTGGACTATCAGGGCGTAGGACGTAAAGCACTACGTGTTGACCCACTACCTCAGGGTGCATTGGCAGTATACGACAAGGACATCGACGTAACTGCTATCGTAATCTCGAGCAATGGAGCAACACCTGAAAGCCGTATCAAGGGTGACCGAATTTCAGTACCTGAATTCGAAGTAGTATCGAACCCAACAGTTCGTATTGCTGAAGTAAAACGTCGTAGGTTCAATGTTATCGACCGTGCGCAACAGCGTGCACGTCAGGAAATCCAGGCACAGGAAGATGCTAACATCTTCGCAGCCTTGGACTTCGCTTCAACCGTCGAAAACACCGAAGTAGCCGGCGCAGGAACTTCAATCGACAAAGGTGAATTAGCAACATTGTACTCAGAAGTTGACAAATGGGACTTAATCACTGCACGTTTGTTCATGAACATCAAAACGTTCAGCGGTTTCCGTACATTTGACACACTTTCTTTTGATCCGGTAACTGTCCGTGAAGTTCTTCAGACTGGCCTATTTGGTCGTCTTTGGACTGCTGACATCATCGTGTCAAAGGTAGTGCCTACATCAACCGTTTACGCTTGCGCAGACGCTGATTTCGTAGGACCTATGCCTATCAGGCAGGACATTGAAGTTCTTCCAGCAGATGAGCCTAAACAGCTTAAGCTTGGTTGGGTTGTCAATGAGCTGATCGGTATAGCCGTGGCGAACAGTCGTGGCGTAGCTAAGTACACAACTGCTTAATCCTTAGAACACAAGGATCTTTAAAGCCCCGGGGTTTAATCACCCCGGGGCTTTTTGTTTTAGTTTAATTAAAACAACCTATAATTTTATAAATATTTAATAATTAAAAGGGGAAATTATGTCTGAAGATAAAAAGAACTCACAATACAACAAGCAAGCCTTTGATCGGGCTAAAGACAGGCTCCGTATAACCGGGGCTGGTGGTGTTTTAATGCCCAATCCAGACAGTGCCTCGGTTCAGCAACACATTAACCAGGACCCCGCCAGACACGTATCATTTGATCCAAAGACTGGGTGCGTAACAATAGGCAGCGCAGCCATTAAAACAAAAATGCCATCAAAGGATCAGGGCAGTTTAAGGATATTCGATTATGGGCAACCAAAAGAAGACTCCAAGAAAGATTAGTAGAATAAAGTCTCACACAAAGGCGCCCGAGGGATCCAAGCCAGAAGATGTCTTTATTGGTATTTTAGATACAGAAGTAGAGGCGGTGATGGTTGGAAGCGGAATTGAGCGAGAGTCCGTACTGCTTGGTCGCCTAA